AATTTAGCTCGTATTGGATTTTCTTCCATACCATCTAATATAATACTTTCAATATATCCTACTTCTTGTCTCATAAATGGTCTACGTCTTCGTTCTGAACTAAACCAATTTAATATGATATCAAGTGTTTGTTTATCTGTAATTTTCTTTGTATGAGTACCATCTTCTATATTATATCCCATAAAATGAGATCGTATACCAGGTGAACCATTGACTTCAATTACATAAAAATCTTTTCCTACTTTACAATGATCTACACCACAATAAGAAGCACCAACAGCTCTTGCAGCATTTATTACTAATTGTTTTTCTTTTTCAGATAACATATAAGGTACTGTTTCTGCACCAAGATGTACGTTATTTCTAAACTCATCTTTCTTTACTTTAATTCTTTCAGCACTTGCAACAATTTTACCATCAACTAAAAGTGTACGTACATCTGATTTAAGTTCAAAATATTCTTGTATTAATAAGTCTGCATTAAACTTCCAAAGTGATTGAGCTACTGATATAAGTGAGGCCATATCATTCACCTTAGAAACACCTACCCCTTGAGTGCCCTTCAGTGTCTTCAGAATCACCGGAAATTTGCCGCCTATATTGTCATGGGCCTTTTCTATTGATTTAACATTGTTTATAATTGATGTTCTTGGCACTGGAATATTATTTCTTTCGAGTGCAATAATGTTTGACATTTTGTTATCACAAAGTAACATTGCTTCTAAATCATTTACAAGAAAGAATCCAATTGTCTGTAATGATGATACTAACGCCTGAGCTGTAAGAGTTTTAATTGCTCCAGCTCTTACAAACACAAGAGAATTTTCTACTTTTATTGTAACTTCTTTGTCTTTACCATCAATATTATGTATAGTAACTTCTCCAATCTCAACATCTTTTGAAGCAATAAATGCATCTTCAACATTAATCAATGTATTTTTCATGTTGTATTTTTTTACAAGATCTTGCATGTGATCAGCAAAAGTACCCTCTTCGTCTCCAAGACCAAGTATTACAACATGAAGATCTTTCATAGGAATCTCTTCGTGATTATCTTCTACTAAATATTCTGTGAACTTTTCCATTCTACCTCTAACCAGACGTTTCCATCAGCGTCTTTTGTATATTTATCCTCTTGATAACTACCACTTTCGACAAAGCCGAATGGTAGCATATCGTCCTGTATTGCTTTTAATCTCTCTTTATACAACATATCTTTCATATCAATATTTGTTAATGATTGAAAGACATCAGTTGTTGTAAACCAAGCAAATAATACTAAGTTCATCATTAAGTCATCATGATTTGGAGCAATTGCCTGAAAGGAATTTCCTCTACTAACAAATGTGCTCATTTCTACAATTGTTTGTGCATCATGTATTATTAGTTTTTTCTGCTCTATTAAGTCTTTAATGCTTGAACATCCAATTCTTTTTACTCTTCGTGTCATTGTAGCACCAAGAGCATTTGCTTTAATACTTGATTCTACAAACATGTTTTCATATTCTAAATCATAATATAAACCATTACAAACAACAGCACCTTGGTCATTACTTTCAATTACAACATATGCTTGGTTATACATATTTGCATACTTGTATACAATATCTGGCATTAACATTGGAGATATATTATTATCTCTAAATGTTGCTACTTGTTCAAAGGGTTGTTTACTTACATCAATAATAGTAAATGTACTATAGTCTTGATTTCTTCCCTTTGAAACATCAACAGTCATTACATATTCGTGTTCTGCAATAGGTTGTTCGTATATAAATACATTTTCATTATAGAACTCTGGATCTTTACTTTGTTGTGCTAATAAATGATTAGCACCAATAAGTGTATTTCCTCTACCATGAAATGTATTACCAAACTCCTGTTCAAATTGTAATTCAGAAGTATTGTTTATTGTCTCTTGTTTCCACTTTTCGTCTCTTCCTGGTACATCCCACCAATCAACACGAAATGGTTTAAATTCATTTGTCTTTTGTACAGCTCCTTCCCATAATTTATGGTATATATTACCTATACCGTTTGCAGTTGATGTAATCACTATCTGAGTATCCTTACCAGCAGATACTACAGGATAAGTTGATGTATAAAACTGAGCATCGTTTTCTACAAATGCAAACTCATCTAAAAACAATAAATTAATAGAAAGACCACGAATAGAACTACCACTTGTAGCCGATGCGATAATCTTACTATTATTACTAAACTCTATACTACCTTTATTTAAAGCCTTACATCCAGGCTGTAAAAAGAAAGGTAAATTTTCTAGTGCAAGAGTAATCCTTGCTAACATCTCTCTAGCAACTGCGCCTTTATTCGCTAATATTGCAATTGTTTTTTCAGGATGAAAGCATGCATACCATAAAAGATATACAACAGATGATATTGATTTACCACTTTGTCTACAAGCTAAAACAATAGAAAATCTATTATCTTTAAAATGCTTAAACATTTTTTCTTGATAAGGATATAAGTTAAATGGTACTAATCCTTCATCAAGTGATATAATCTTTACATAATTACGAGCAAAGTATGCAGGATCTTGCATGCACTTTTGATATTCTTGGATTTCTTCTTTTGTAAAAGAAGTCTCTACGCCATCTCTTTTGACGTTGGGATTGCCAAGATATCCATACTCATTATTTTTGATTCTCTGCATCTATTACATTATCCTTGTTTAATAACATTCTTTGTAAATCAGTAGTACTACCCACAAAAACATTATTATTTGTCACTCGCTTTGCTTCTTCTGTTTCTTCTTTCGTTAAATCTTTTTTAGTCTTTTGAAGGTCCATAAGATTCTTGGTTACATCTCCAAGATTCTTTATTGTTTGTGATAATACTTCAAAAGCTCTTGGATGTTCTGATTCTCTTGCTAATTCTGCCAGAACGTCCATTGATCTTGTTCCTGTATAAATTAAATCTTTATATGTTTTACGAGAAAACTCGTAGTCATCTTTTACGTCTTTATCGATCTGTATTGGTCTATTTCTTTTAACTTCTGGTAAGTTCTTTTCTAAACTTGCCATCATTTTTTCTTTCTTTTCCATTATTCAGTACCATCTTGTGTAATCGTAGTTACAACTGTATAGTTATCATCTTCATCTGCTGTTGATGGAGTAATTGTTAAATCCATTTCTTCAAATAATTTTGATGTATCATCTTTATCATGAAAGTCTAAATTAATTTCTCTTATTATACCTGAATTTCCTGTAGGACCATAGAACTTCATCTTCATTGTAAAGTCTAGTTGATATATTAAAACTCTTCGCTCTACAAAATCTCCTTCATATTGATCATCAATATTAACAGAGTTTAATACTACAGCAACATCTTGTTTATGATTAAATCCATCAACTGGTCTTATTGTTACATTATATTCTGGTGAAAAATATGGAAGTATCTGTTCTACAACTTGTAGTCCATCGTCTTGATTCTTTGCCATAATATATAATGACATTCCTATATTATAAGATGTAAAATGTTTTATTGTCTTTTTCTTTGTTACATCTGAGGCATGTGACTCAACGATCTGATTTCTCTTTTGTAATTTTTGAGTTGTATCAATATCTAATCCAGTAATCTCAAAGGCCATTCTTGGAAGTTTAATAGCCATAGGAGCGTCAAAACCAGTTTCTTGATCTAAACGAGCTAGGAATTTTTGTTTTGGACCGTAGGCCAAAGGTACTCGCACCTGATTAAGAACGCTCCCGTCAGCGGCTTTTCTTATGACTCTTAAATTATTAAACAGTGTACCAAATACAGCAACTGATTTTCTCATTGTGGCGTGATAAAAATGATCTCCAAACATTAGTATGTCTCCGATGGATCACCAAATGGATTAGACTCTGAGAAGTCAATAAATCCATCTGCATCAACTTCAAAATCCATATTTTGAGCTGCTGGATCTGTTGCTAACATTCTTCCACTTGAATCATCAGCAATACTATCGTATATAGCAGTAATTGTCGCGGTATATCCTGTATCATCACCAGTTAAAGATTTTAATGGATCGACCACAAATGTACGATAGGTTGTTGAACCCGTAACACCAATATTTGCAATTGATAATTGAGTAACATCATCTGTTGATTTTGTTCTATCTACAACTTCTCCAAATACAATAACTGCAGGAGTATCTCCATCTGCAGCTACAAGTTCTTGTCTTACAACTTCACCAACATCAAAGTGATTACCTGAAACTGTAGGAGCAACATTCATAGATAATTGATAAGCACTTTGTTCTGCTTTAGTATCAATTTCACCAACACCTGTATCAAAGTCTTCATCGTTATATTCGAATAAGTTACATTGCATTCTATAAACTGGAATATCTGATAATTGATAGAATGGTTTATCATCTTCAACATATGATATTTCAAAGAATGAGTTGGTCATTGGAAGGAATATAACATCACCTTCTTGAGGTCTTGGGTCATCTGTGTCTGAGAATATACCTATAATTTTTTCCCACTGTCTTCGTGAAACTATAAATGTGCATTCATCTCGTATTTCAAGACCAAATTTAGAATAGAGATCACCAGCACCTTCAAATCCATCGGTGTTTTCTATATACATTTCTATGAGATATGCATCATCGAATTTTGATGCTGGATCTTCGTTTAATACGTTATCTCTATTTACAAGAGTGCGAGGAATATAATAGACATCTTGTCCATATATCTTAAGTGATTCTATTATCAGGTCTTCGTAAAGATGCTGTTCTGATCTTACGGCCTGAGAAAAATATACATTTCTCGGCATTGATTACCCCGTCATGAAGTCGACTGGTTTTTCCCAATTCAATCGTGCTTCTTCTACTAGTTGTTCTAATTCTTGCACTGCATCATCAAATAATTGTCTACCGTTAAATGTAACTCCTCCAGGCATTACCATGCCTTCAAATTTAATTAAGTTTTGACCCCATTGCTTTTTGATTAATGCTGTTGCGTATCTTTTTAAGAAATAGTCGTTATATACATCAGTAAAAGTATCTGGATCGATAATACGATAACACTCAACTAAGAGATGATCTCCAACTTCTACTTCTTCTGACCAATCCATATGTATTGTAAGACGATTCATATGTCTTTCGAAATTGACATGTTTTTCATCTGAATCAATAACAAGATCTAATAATGATAACCATTGTTGTGCCATAACATATTCTGTAAGACTTCCCATAAAGCCTAAAGCATATATGTCATTTAAATGAATTTGATATCGAATATCAAACATATCCGTTGATGATACTGTTTCTCTTAAAGGTAAAACTCTTACAACATCAGTAATTAAATCATTAATAGCAATATAACCATTATCAATATCAGTCTGAGTTACTTCGTGTTTAAGATAGATTTTTTCAATAGCATCATCATGATAGTGCTGATAGAACTGTAAAGCTTCATCAACTCTATCATCGAGTTGGTCATCATCAATATTGATTTCAATCACTGGTGCACCCAACGATCTTAAGCAATAATCGATTAATGTTTGTCTACTATTTGGTTTGGCCATACTAAAATTCCTATTTAATACTATTTATAATAGTTTGTACTTCAATTTTAAGGATTTTCTAATGCTTCTATTCTTGCAGTTAAATCA